CATCCGCCTCGTGGGCGCGGGCGAAAGCGCGGGCGACCATTTTGACGGACATAGCGGGATTTTTTGCGGTGCGGGCGCTGCCTGTGGTTTTAGTTTTCATTGGTGAGGGTTGAATGTTAAGGGTTAGCGTCAGCTGCGGCTTTGGCGGACACGCCGCGCTTGGACAGCTCGGCAAGCAGGGCATCGGTGCTTTCGTCCGCGAGCACGCTGCTTTCTTCTGCGGCGTCGCTTGCTTCGGTCGCATCCTGTTCGGCCGACGAGATGGCCTGTTCAATGTAGTCTGGTCCGATGTCCGCCGCCTTGGCCCGCTGGCGGGCGTTGTCGATTGCGCTGCTCATCTCATCGCCGTGGCCGATAACTTTTTTTCGGCCATGCTCCTGAACCAGCTCATCCCCATTGCGGTAGCCTTGGCAACTCCCCCAAGTTTCCAAGATTTCAACCGTCCAGTTGCCCTTTCGGGTCCGCGAAATCGTCGCGTCTACATCGTGGTATTGGTGGCCAGGGACGTGGCCGTATGCTTTTCCTGCGCTGCCTGTGGTTTTCATGGTTTTCATTTTAGTGGGTTTATTTGTTCATGCACGGCGAGATTGCCGGACACCCTAAAACCCCGCGCCTCTGAGAGGTAGCGGGGCGGAGGGGTGGCTTTGTTTTTAGGGGTGATCATGAGGCGGAGGTGATCCCACGCTTGGCGAGCTCGGCCAACAGAGCGGCGGTGCTCTCGCCGCCGAGAGCGGTGGATTTGTCGGCGGCATTGATTTTGCGATACGCCCGCCGGGCGGCACGGACGAAGTGGAAATGGTAAGCGCGCATCCATGACTTGGAGGGCGGAGCAAGCATCGTGTTCTCTATGCCGGGTTCCTCGGCCTGGGCGGCGGCCGCACGGTGGTATAGCTCCATATAATCCAGCCCCGACAAGATCGTGGAGCGATGCGTAAATTGAGCCTTGGTCTCTTTCTTCTGGGTCTTCATTTGTTTTTTGGGTTTTGGCGGGGGCGGGATTTCTGTGCACCCTAAAACCCCGCGCCTCGGAGAGGTAGCGGGGCAGAGGGGGGTCGCGGCGTCAATCGACTCCGTGAGTGACCGCGATCATGGAGAGTAGGTCGTAAGACCCTTTGCGCCAATCACGTTGCCGGCTGCGTCCCGGATCAGCTCACCGGGGGCGAACACATCCCCACGCTGGGCTTTCTCCGCCACCAAGGCTGACACGACGTAGATGACGCCCTCGGCGGGCGCAGGGAGGCCAGTGACTTCGCCAAGCGTGGGGCGGTTGACGGACAAGCTGACTCCGTCAACTTCGACGGAGTCAGCCGGTGTCCGGGTGACCGCCAAACGGGCTTGGCTGCCCGAGGGCGGAATGTTTAGAGCCCGGGCATCTGGGCCATCGAGGCCGTGCAGTTGAAGGGCGTGAGGGGTGAGGTTCATTATTTTCATTTTAGTTTTTGTTTGGATTGTGATGGCTTGATTGCCCTTGATTAGTTAAAGATACACATCCTTGATTAATTGTCTATACAATAATGAAGGATTAGTTGGTGAGTTTTGTAATGGGCCGCAAACTTTAATCCCGTAAATCCATGATGTCCGTCACGCGGCTCTCCGGATAGTCGCGCAAGTCCCGGGCGGTTGCCAGGGCGGCGATGCGGGCGAGCACGCGGCGGCGTTGACGTTCGGCGAGCGTTCGTGGTCGGCGCATGAAAAGCTGGCGGTCAAGACGATGGCGGTGGGCGGTAAAGTTAGCTTGGGCTTGATTCCAGAAAACGGACGGAACGCCGGTGAGGGCGGCGATTTGCTGCGCAAGGTCGGCGGTCAGGATGTGACGGCCGGACAGCAGGGCGCGAAACTGATATTCGGTCATGCCTAGTGCGCGGGCGGCCGTCACTTGCCTTATACGCTTTGCGGCCAAAGTTTCCCGCAGGGTGCTTCCGGGAGGGATGGCGTAATCTGGATTGGTTTTCCCGGTTTTCATAGTTTAAGGTTTAAGGTTTAAGGTTGATCCCGGCACGGTACGCGGCGCGGTCGGATGCAGTGCGGCCGCGGGCGAGTGCGAGCGCGTCACGTTCGGCGCGGGCGAGTGCATCGACGCGGGCAAAGTATTCCCGGGCGCGGGCGATGGCAAAATCTTCCGCTATTGTTGCGGCAAGGGCGGAAAGCCCTGATTTGGTTGCTTTCATGGCCTTAGTTAATTGAGTTTTTGGCGTTAGCCTTGGCGCGGGCAAGGGCGCTAGAGCTGGCGCGGTAGCGTTCAAGCGCGGCGTCAAGGGCCTTAACGCGCGCGCGGGAGTCATCAATGGCGTCACTATCCCGGTCTAGATCGTCGGCAAGCGGGCGGTTGATGGCTAGTCCGCGAACCTCATAGGCGGCGTCACCGGCAGCGCGAACCTCCAAGACGGCTTTGCGGACTTCAGCAAGGGCGAGGGCGATGGCTTCGGCGAGGTCGGCGGAAGTATCGGATTCGGGTTTCATGGTTTTCATGGTTGAAGGTTGTTTGAAGTTTAGCGGCGAGCGGCGGAAAGTGCGCTCACAAGGGCGCGGGCGGTTTCGCTAGTAACGGCGCGATTGACTTCGCGGGTGATGGCGTCGGCGTCGCGAGTGGCAATAATTCTGTCAACGACGGTAACGACGTTAATAGGGGCGTCGCGGTCGGCGCGTACTTGAGCGAGTGCGGAGAGAACGGCGGCCTTAGAGGCGGCGCGGTCGGCGGAAATGTCGAATAAGGTTTTCATTTGATTGGTTTTTTATCTCAGAGGCAGAATTGCCTTTGATTAACTGACTATACACATATCGGATATATTGTCTATACAATAATAGGAAGAATCGGCGGGGGTTTTTGTAATGGGTTGCGGAGGGCAGAGGGCGGAAGGCGGTTAAATGTTGGAGGATGTCCCCCAATAGCCACTGCTCGCCTTGAGTGATTGGGAAAGTGCTCTTTTCCCAAGACCACCCCCCAATTCTTTAACCTCATCGTACGCCTGAATGGCGGCGCGTAGCACTACGCTACGCTCTCCGCCGAGGTCATAAAGGGTCTTTATGACGAAGGAGCTTTCGTGCCAAGCCCCGCCACTTTCCGGCATTTCAACCAGCAAGCTGATCGTCCCGTCCGGAGTGGCCGCGCGGGCAATTGCCTTTAATGATGCCAAATTGGCATCGTGTATTTGTTGCTCACTTGGGTATTCCCCACGGAAGTCCTGTGAGGCTTCCATGTGTAATCCTCTGCTTGTGTGTCTAATCGTAGTGGTGAACTTTCTACCGCCGGCCGTGGAGCCGGTCAGACGGGTTCCGTCCTCGATGGCTGTGAGCGTGATCAGGTCGCGCGCAAGGATGAACTCAACCACGCCGGAAGCCGGTAGGTTGTAATCTTTAACTGTGCAATCGTTGGTATTCATTTTTTTGTTTTGTGGTGTTGGTTTATACGAAAAATTCAGATGCTCTAACCTCGTAGGCGCGCGCTAAAACCTCGCAACGCTGGGCGAGATACTCGGCATGGCCATCGGCGGCGCATAAATACGCTTCGCCGTGACGATCGGCATCAAAGAAGTGTACCAGCTCGTGAATTAGCACGCGGCGCTGAATTCCACTGGCGAGGTCAAACGCCGACCGAAACACGGTCACCTTGTCACCCTGACACAGGCCCATGGTGCCGGCAGGGTCTTGGATATCCCTTCCACCTGTGACCAACACCGGCAGTGTGTCCGATGTCACTTTATGACCATCGGCTACCATTGCGGCTCTGACTCTTGACGCGATAAGCGTCAGGCGAACGTGCAGCTCACGTTCACCGTCGGCCATTGCGGCCACCACCCTCGCCGCAATCGCCGACGCATCGGCGAGGCGATTGGCCGCTTTACGGGCAGCTCGGCGATGGTTAATGGGGTGGTTCATTGCGGTTTTGGGCGGCGGTGTGAGCAGAATTTCCTTCGATTGACTCAAGATACATATATCAGCTTTATTGTCTATACAATAAAGCAAAGGAATCGAAAATAGTTCGAGGCGCTTCTCATATCGTCACATCCTGATATGTTGATGCGATCAACTTGGGTGATGCATGGGAATTTGAGTTTTCAGAATTTCCGCCCCCACACTAAAAACGTCGGATAAGCTTACACTCTTTCAGATTACCACGGTAAAAACTAGGGTGTTCGCCTGTTGTCTGCATTTACTTAGGTTTTACTGCGCTCGGGTTGATCCGGCTGGAAAATCGAGTAGCTGATCGGCTGGCTTCGGATTGATCAGTTTGCTTGCTGTAAGTCGTCTTGAATCTGTCGATAAAATCGGATGTATATGCAGCAGATAAAGATAAGCAACAGTAGACATAATACATATTGTGCGTCTGTGCTTGATAGTCATAGGGTTGCGCATGTTTTCCCGTGTAGTTTCCCAGTCTCAATTCTTTTTACGCCTTGTTGAGACTGCCACGAGACTGGTAATTTCCCCTTTTCCCTTCGATCATGTGCCTTGTCCTGCCAATTACCTTGCCCATTCCTTGCCCTATCCTTGCCCCTGTGCGCGATTATTGGCGGTAGGCGGGTATATGGACAGCCCCCACCACCCCCATTTCAATAGAATTGCGGACCCGGCTACCCCCCACTAGTAGGGGTTTTAACCGGTCCGTACGCATATACAGACAGATTTATGTTTATTTTTTTTTGATATTTTTGTCCGTGTCATATTTTTATTGGATATATCCGGTTAAAATATGGGTTCTATATAAAGCGATTTAGAAACTATAAAGGATAAAAGGGTAAATCTCGTGTCATATTTTTGATATTTTTGCATATTTTTGATAAAAATATGGAGTATAAATATGGGTATTTTGGAGAGAAAACGAGGTTATATTTATGAAGTTATTGTTGCAAGGTGTTTATCATTAAGGAGATGAGTGTTCTCCTTGAAATAGTCAGGATTAATGCTTGACTGGGAGAATACACATCCTTATAATAAACATGCCTCAGGAGGACCGCCCTAGCGGGCATCCTCCGGCAATGTTTATTTATAAGAGTGTTTTTCTGCCCAGTTGAGCGCGCAAAGTCCGAGCGTTTTCGATATTTTAGCCATATTTTTATTGGATATATCCGGTTAAAATATGACCTCTATATAAAAGAAACTTGACACTATAAAGGATTTCATATTTTAATTGGAATATGGACATAAAGCAATCGTACCTATCAGCAATCAAAGCCGTGACGCATTCCTCCTTGGATTCTTGCCGGGAGTGGGTCAGGAATAATCCGATGACCGGGGATTTCGTCGTTCATCAACTCTTGCAAGACAAGGCGCTTGCCATGAAAGAAGATGGATCCGTTGTCGGGGTAAAGACCTCGGCGGAAGTTAAACAGGCAGGAGGGCCCAACTTTAATGTTTCTACGGAATGGAAGTCAACATGGCCTCAACGGTCATTTCTGGAGTCCATTATAATGGACAACCAACCTGTTAAACTCAGGGAAATACAGGAATATTTGAAACAGGCCGGTCAACCAAACGGACACTGGTTTGTGCTCCATGCCATATGGGCTTTAATGAAGCTCGGCGTAGTATCTAAAGAAGGGAAGGGGTACAGTCCTTTATCTGCTTCGGTACAGAAAAATACCACACTGATTGACATTCTGAATCAAGTAATTGCAGGAGAACAGAATAAAAAGACTTTGGGGGATATACACGCTTTAACACAAAATCATATCAAAATGGGCAAGAACGAGCTTTTCGAGGAGCTTAAAAAGTTAACAGAAAACGGCATAGTAATGAGGCAAGTCGTTGACGGTAACCTTTATTGCTACTCGGTTGAGGAGGCGGTACCAGCAACTCCAACAGCAACGGTAGCAGCAACGGTATAACCAACGGTATAACATTATGCAAACTACAACTCAAAATGACAGACTTTGAAACAGCAATAAAACACGCGGCAGAAAAATCCGTGCTCAAAATCATCAGCGAGGGCCAATGGGTGCAGCCTGATTATGGCAATCGTGTCCAACTTCCTAAGACCTTTATGGAGGATATATGGAAACTCGTGGACCACGAGAAAATCAAGAAGGCGATGGTTGCGCGCATCGAACAAGAGATGGCCGAACGCATCGTGAACCACCTAGCCGCCGAACTCGCGACAGACATAAAGCAGCTTCTTTCCAATAGCGAACGCCGGGAGGCGCTTCGTGCCGTTGCGAGGGAAAACATGGAGCGCATCTGTTCGCCTAACGCCTAAGATGAACCACGATCCCAAAGAAAACATTATGCAAACTACAACTCAACAAGAAGCGATGGACACCCCCGCAATGGATAAGTATGCCGTTCGTCTGGCCTCGATGAACCTGAGCGCTGGTTCGGTATTCGTTGCCGTCGCATATGATGGCTGTCGTGAGACATGGGCTCTCTGCTCTGGAAGCAACCGAGAACAGGTCGAGAAAGCGGCTGATCTTTACATTGAGATGTTTCCAGGGAAATCCCCCCATGATACAGGACCAACCATTCAGGGCGATGCGGATGGCTACTGGATTATGGGGGTTCCTTCGCTTTTGCCTAACCAAGACCTATCCGCCTACGTGGCGGCGCTGGAAGAAGTGTGCGACTCCGACCAACTCAAGCGCGCTCAGTCTGCTTTGATGAACGCCAGCACTCTGCCACCGGAGGGGCGAAATAACTCATGAAACCGAACCCAAATACACCCGCTCTGGAGGTTGGCAGCAGTGGCCTTGTTCGGCTTCTTCCGTGTCCGTTCTGCGGAACCAAAGCAGAAACGGCGTATGGGCCGCGATACCAAAAGAACGGAGACAAGTGGGAGGGTATGCTTCACGATGTTTACTGCGTAGAATGCACAACTACGATGTCGGATTATTCCCGCGAAAAGGTTGAGGCGAAATGGAATCTCCGTTCTCTACAGAACGTCAAGATGAACCACGCCGATAACCCACTTTCAAAACCGCTATAATATGGAAACTAAACCTGATACTCAACCCGCAGGGCAAGCCCCGGCGTTGCGCTCTGGCAATTTGTTTGGCGATGCGCGTCCGCACTCCCAGAGACCGGCAGCATTCCAAGCGTGGTTCGACCGCGTGAAAAAAGATAACGAATGCTGGCAACTCAACGACTCAGAGCAGGCCGTGGCCTTCTCGGCATTCATAGCGGGCTGGCATCTCCGCACGGGCAAAAACCCAGACTCTTTTTCTTCGCCTAACACACAAGATGAGCCAAGCGCCGCGAATAACCACCAACTCAAAACAGCCATGAAAACACATAAAGAAGGACATACTGGCGCGTTGCGCTATGCACGCTTGGTTAGGTTACCCCTATTTTTTTTCATGGTTTTGTTCGAAATTTTGCTTTTCCTAATTTGCTGGGGTCTTGCTTACATGCGGCCGATCCACGCCCGAAAAATCCACGATTGGGCGGTGCGAACACTGCCGGACAAGACATGGTATGGTTTGCCTGCCTAACATGAGTCGCAGCGCTAAAAATTTCTGATGCCCACAAAAACAAAACGGTCTTCACAAGCCCTACGTCGCGGATGAGCCACAGGCAAACAATGAATAAAAACAATACCATGGAAATTCCTATGATCATCAAAAACTCAGCGCTCGATTTCGAGCTGTGCGAACTGCTCGGCGAAAAGCACGGAGACTATATCGTTCTTTGCGTGAACGGGGAGCAAGTCCCTTTTTTCGGGACGCCAGAGGACTCGCCGGACGCGCGAAAAACTGAGCAGGCCTTCCTTGATAGCATTAATGATCGGTCGAAGAAAAGCAGCTGGCCGAAATTTTTCGCAAAATGGAAACATTGCTTCTGCCACGAATACAAACTGCCGCCCGATACCACCGCAGCCGGCTATCACCCAATTTTCTCGTCGGCTATCAAGCGGACGTGCGCCGGCTATTCAACGCACATTCGCGTCGCGCTCAGTCTTTTAGAAACGCTCGGCGAAAAGGTAAAAAGCTGGACGCTGGGAAAAACGCCTTTGGGACTTAATATGGTAGAGATCGTGAGCGCATCCGGAGTGGTTTATCGCGAGACCGGCGACGGCATGTCGGTTTTGATCGCCCAAGCTGCGGCGCGGCTCCTACGCGATTGGCCGAACGTCGCGGATGAGCCAGTCGCCGCGAAAACCATTAACTCAAAACAGCCATGAAAACACATGAAGAAGGACAGACCCCGGCGTTGTATATGGCGTCTAGTTCGGCGTACGAAAACAATAAAACGAAGACTGAATGGGCGTGCGTAGGGCACGGTCCAACCCTCTGGGCTCTTGGCACCAAATACGGGGGGGTGCTCAGTAATATCGCTGCGACCGTTGAGCGCCGAAAAGACGGAAAATGGAACTGGATGGCTGGCCGCGAAAGAGGAATCTCGCCGAGTCGCGAAACTTCAATCGAAGCCTGTGAGTCCGCTCTACCTAACACGCAAGATGAGCCAGTCGCCGCGAAAACCATTAACTCAAAACAACCATGAAAAATAAACGAAAAGCACTACCAACCAAGGAAGCTTGGGCTTCGATGGTTATAACGGGTACTTATGCATCAGACTCAGATATGCTTAACTTCCTTGATCAACAAGGCTCCATCAATAGATACTGGAAGGTCCAGCTACCTTCAGACTATCCACATGTAAAAGAATGCGTTTTCGTGTGCCGCAACAGTTCAATTGGGCATAAAACAATCCGTGAGGCAATAGCTGAACGAATGGCCAAATAACCATTAATAACTAACCACAACAATTTAATGAGTATTAAAATCATAGAATGCAAACCCCTTTATCTTGGCAACCGTGATGGAGAGATCCTTGCGGCCAAGGACGAAAAAGGCATCTGCTACCTGATAGCAGAAGCGTATACATTCCACAATGAAGAGGTGTTTGAATGTTACGGAAGCACGCAACATATTATTATCAGTGATGAGGCTTACGCGGCATTGACGAACGATAAACATGAAAACCGTTAAAAAACAGAAACCAAAGAGCCAACCGTTACAGTCTGACGCGTTGTTAAGCCTTGGCCTTTACGTCATTGAGTATAGAAGTCTACCTCGCGACAAAGAACCCGGGCCATGGCTCCTGTCTTGTGCGTTCGTGGATGAGTGCGCCGCAGAACAATACATCTGGCAGTATGAGAGTAGCCGATACCCATTCCGACTGGTTCGGCCGAACTAGCCGCCCAACTAGCCGCCATCACTATCCGCAACAAATAAAAACTACATACACCATGAAAATCAAACAACGCCCTCCGTCCTCCGCCCTTGCCCTTGCCCGCGCCGACCGCGCCTGTACCCTCGCCCACTCCAATTCCAAAACCAAATCCAAAAAATGAGCACAGACCCCCAAGCCCTCGACGCCGCCCGAGCTTGTGCCCTCGACGCCTACTGGAAAGAAGCCGCCGCCTTCGACGATGCTTTCGACGATGCCCTCGCCGCCCACGACGCCGACGCCCTCGAAAAAAGCCTCCGCGTTGCCTGCTGCGTCGCCCGCATCAGGGCCGCCAACGCCAAAGCCAAATCCATCGCCAACTCCCACTCCAAAACCAAATCAAAAAAATGAAGATACTCCTAGACGCCACGATTTAGATGTCACGCGACCTTACGGAATCACTCGCCGCTGCCCGCGATAGCGGTGAAGCCGGCGCTTTCGACGCCTCACACGGCCTTGCCTGCGCGCTAGCCATTACCATCGCCGATATTGCCTACGCCCACGCCGCCGATGTCGCCGACGCCGCCATCACCCGCGCCGCCAAAGCCGAGGCCGCTGCCGCCTATCGCGCTCGCGGCATTGCCGAAGCACTCGAATAACAAAACTGACGCTCGCATTGACTGTGGCGAGCTGGTAATCCTTCTTTTTTATGTACACTTTAATTTCGTCCGACAAAAGGACAGCTAGTAAGGCGCACCCCTGTATATGGTGCGGGCAAAAAATCATCGCCGGCGCGAAGTACACCGAGGAGCGCGGCATATACGGCGGCGATATACAGCGCTACTGGCATCCCGAGTGCTATGATGACGGGGCTAAATGCTACCAGTTTACGCCGTGGGAAAACCAGCGGCCGGCTTTGCTGAACACACAAGCCAAGACTAACCCCCTCGAACAGCCACGCCCATGACACGACGATACACAAAAGCAGACTTGGCAATCTTGTCTTCCATTGGGCTATCAGCGCCGTTGCCTGTTGTAAAAAAACGTAAAAATGAGGAAGCTGAGTTACAGCGGAATGTTATTTCTTGGTGGAAAAAAAACCACACCCGTTTTTCGATTCCCGAATGTCTGCTTTATCACGTTCCGAACGGTGCAGTATTTACGTCTGTAAGGGCGGCGGTGATGTTGAAGCTATCAGGGCTTAGGCCAGGCGCTCCCGACCTTCAGTTAGATGTTGCACGATTAGGCTTTCACGGGCTAAGAATAGAGCTTAAAAGCGCGACTGGCGTTCGGTCTAAACAGCAGATAGATTTTCACGGAGCACTGACGAAACAAGGTTATCTTGTATGTGTAATCCGAGGTATGGATGAACTTACGGATACGATTGAACGCTATTTAAAATGAACTTAACTGAAATTACCCCACGAATCATGCTAACTATTGCGTCTGACTTGACGCCTGAATGGATTGCAGGCACTAAATACGCGGCATCGCTGCCGGGTTTTGCTCTGCGAAGTGAAGGGCTATGCATTGAGGCGATAAACTATAATGGGATGAATGAATGGCAGCGGCTTTTACTGCCATCTGGCGGGCATGATTTTGCTACACAAAAAGACCGAGACGAAATACTGGAGGCGCTAGGATGGAAGCAGTGAGCCAATTCCGTCTCCGAAGCTACCAACAGCAATGGAAAGAGGCCGTGCGCAAAGACCGTGATGACGGATACTCTCGGCTTCTTATTAGCGCAAGTGGCGGGCTGGGAAAAACCAGTTTTTTTGCAGCTTTGGCTAAAGAGGAATGGGAAATGAAGAATGGCCGAACGCTGGTTCTGGAGAATCGCGATAAGCTGGTACGACAAACGGCAGATCGTATTCGTAACGAAACGGGCCTTGATGTGGATATTGAGATGGCGGGAAGCCACGCAAGTCCGTATGCTGTTGTGGTCGTGGCAAGTGTGCAATCGCTTGCAAGACTTTCGCGCCTTACCGGGTTTTCATCAAATCACTTTTCGCTTATTGTGCCTGATGAAGCGCATTACTCACTAAGCGATAGCTTTCAGCGAGTGATTTCTTATTTCCATTATGGCGCAGAGTCGATTGTAGAAGGATGGGTAAAACCCAAAGACGGAACTTACACGCCGATTGCTCATGTTATCGGGACAACTGCCACTCCTTATATTGGAGAGCGAAGGAATCTTGGTGAGTTGTACCAAAGGACATCGGTTAATTATTCTTACCCCAAGGCCGTTGAAGAGGGATGGCTGGTCGGCATGAAGCAGACGAGCATACCCATCAAAATAGATACTAGTAAATTTAGAATCAAGCGCTCATCGCAAGGTATGGATTTCAGTGCCGAGGATGAAGCGGCGGCAATTATTCCAATCATAAATGAGCTTGCTGATCAAATTGTCCTCCTTGCCTCCGACAAGAAGGGCATGGCATTTCTTCCATCAGTCGAGACTGCACGAATGATGGCAGAAGCTCTGACGAAAAAGGGGCTGAATGGCTCGTTTGTTTCTGGCGAGTGCCTGGACATAGACGATAAGACCGAAGCCTTCCAGAAGGCAGGGAAGGGGTCATTTCTGTGCAACTGCGCTATTTATGTGGCCGGTGTTGATTTCGTAGATGTAGATTGCATCGCATGGTTGCGCGCTACTATATCCGATGCTTTTTTTAAGCAGGGATTATTTCGCGGGACCCGAGTGCTACCCGGTTTAGTAAACGACGACATGACGGCTGAAGAACGTATTGCGGCTATCCTTGTATCAGGCAAGCCGTACACATTGGTAATTGATCCTCTATGGGTTCATGAGAGGATAGATATTTGCTCGATACATAATCTTTACACTGATGACGTTAAGGTGAAGGACAAAATGAAGAAAATGAGCGGAGATTTTCTAGATAACGCGAAGGCCGCTGAAGAAATGGTTAAGCGTGACGCGATTCGGACTCTTGAGAAAGAGGCGCAAAAGCACAAGAACCGCCAACCCCGTACGATAGATCCGGTAGCTTTTTCCATGCGGATCGGAGCTGACGCAGCCGCTCACATCATGCCGCAAACGGACGCAGAATCCAGAGCGGCATCCAAAGAAGAGCTTGATTTCTTATTGTCCAATAATATTGACACCTCCCAGATAAAGAACAGCGGACAGGCGCAATTTTTAATCAACCAACTAGTGAAGCGAGACCGAGAAGGTTACGCCTCACCCAAACAACTCACCATGCTAATTAAACTCGGATTCCCCGAAGATAAGGCAGTGCTGATGAAAAAGGGGATGGCCGGCGTATTGATTGGCAAGGCCACCATGAGTTGGAGGAAATGAGCTATATATCTTTATGAGAACAAAAACTACACCACAACTTAAGCTTCCGTTTAACGGCAAGGGGTCTAAATCAAGGAATTGTTATACGCCAAAATTCAGGGATGGATGGGAGCGGGTATTCGGGAAAACGCGCAGTCGATCAAGTAGGGTTTTACCCCATAGCTAAAGCCCTTCCAACTATTCTATAGTCCATACATGACAACTATCCAGCTTATCGTGGGTACAATTCCATCGTGTGCGATAAGCCTTTACTTCCTGTTAATCGTAAACCAAAAAATCGAAATCATTATGTCTACACAAATTGAACTGATTACATCCATTAAAGAGTTAACCACACAGGTCAAAAAGATCAGTGCTGAGTCTTCGGCTACCCTCGCCAAGGTAATTGAACTGCAAGCGATCATAGACGCTGGACCTGGAGTTAGTGTCGAACTTCAAGAGGCTATTGACACACTGAAAGCACAGGTCCAGATGGTCGATAATCTGACTGCTGATATTAGTCTGTCTTCGTAATGTTCGCCCCGCCTTAATGGTGGGTATTTTATAGCAACGGATTCAAACGCCGTCGTCTGCTACCAATTTCGTCATATAGCTCAATGGCAGAGCAGGGGACTCATAATCCCTTGGTTCTTGGTTCGAGTCCAAGTACGACGACCATTTATCTGTAAATCAGGCGGGGGAAAGCAAAAGATCAATGTATTCAATGATCTTCTTTCCGGCCCATCGGGCAACTTCCTTTTCAGTCATAGCGCCGAGGCTATTTTCCCATCCCGGCAAAAGGCAGATAACGTCACAGTCGAGTACGGAATTTAAATCACGGCGAATAGTATCAACCAACTGTTCTTGGGTCAGCCCAAGGCTTCCGTCAATACCTACAGCCCGATCAAGGTTTGCAGGGTTGATTACGGTATAACCGAGTTTAGTTAGTACTGTCTCGGCCGCATCAAAGGCGGGAAAGTTGTGGTTTGGGTATCCGGTCATTGGGCCGGCGATGTAAATTGTAGATGTCATTAATGGGTTTGTTTATCGTCCTGAATCCACTGCCAGCATTCAGCGTAACCGGCAATATCTATGTTGCTATCGCGTTTTGGTTTATGGGCCTGCCGTGAAATCTTAGCCATAATCATTATGGCAGAAAAGTCGGTAGGGTCAAAGCTGATGTCTATCTTATATTTGCGTTTAACGTATGCACGGAACATATCCATAGTACAGGAAAAGTCCGTGGTTGGAGGTCCGTATGCTTTGTTCCTATCTCCATGGACAAGCGACTCAGCTTCTAACAGAACAGATTTCCTTTTCATCCTGGAGGTCGGCATTTTATTTTATTGTACGATATTTGCTTAGGATTCTTCTTTTGGTTTTGCTAAAACCTATCCAGCGCTCAAGACGTCCAAGTCGAGTTTGGGCATTAAGAAAACGACCAGTATTCTCAAGGGGTATTTGTTTGGCGTTAGCGTAATCATAAACTGAAAACCATTCTGCCCCGATAGGCTCATTGGTTTTATTTAAAATGTAATCCAGTGCATCCCATGGGTTGCTTGTCTTAGTAGGCTTTGACTGCTTGGGTCGTGGCATAGAATTTATCGTTGATTGAGCGAACTTGAGTGAGCTGATATTCTCTATTCTCAAATAAAGTGCCATAAACAAAACCGTGTGCCCAGCGCAGTTTCCCCGTTTTTCGATTTGCGTAATCTTGGTCCAGCTTGCAAAGGCATCCAATGGCGCGGGCTTCTTTCTGCTTTAACCCCGGTGTTTGGTATGACTCGATGCTATGCACATGTCCAAAAACAACATTGTTGTAAATTCTACTATGCTCTGAGCAAGCAGTCTTTCCCGTATGGAACCCATGGATAACGTTAAGGCTCCCAATTTCTAGTATGCCTGTGCGGCTGTCATAGGGCCATAGCTTGGCTTTGTTTTTCTTAACCAAGGCTTCTATGTCCCGCACCATTAGAGCGCCTAGATCGGCCTTTGTCGCATCAACGGAGTGGCACAAGTCATAAGCGCGAACATCATGGTTGCCGAGCATCAGGTGGTTTTGTGTTCCGCCCTTAAAGAACTTGTTGGCAAATGACTGGCCGCATTCAAAGTCTTCGCGCATGGAATGGGACTGCTCATCTTGTGATGCCCCTTTTCGGATTGCGCTAAAGTCCCAGAGGTCTCCAGCAATAACACGGATATGTGGATTATATTCCTTGCAGAAATTAAGAGCAGCGTCGCACGCACGATGATCCATTTGTGAGCCATGAATGTCCGAAACAATCTGGAATCGAAGGGGGTAACTCATTTTTTATTTTTTACACTTTCCCGTTTTGTCACTGGCTTAGGTTTTTTGAAAAAAACTGGATTAATTGGATAGGCATATAATGCTGCATGTCCCATTATGTATTCTGCGGGAGGTATTGGCCTGCACTTCCCTATCTGTAGTTTGTGCATTAAGGATGATGTAATATGCTTGTTAATTGAGTCAATACAAATGGGTCAATCGTCTTTGAAAGCGGGCTTAGTTTTAGCTAATTTCAGACGGTATCGGGTAAGTTGTCCTACATTGATAATGACCTCAACATGGCCTTGTTCGGCCCATCTCTTTAAGCAATTATGCAATGTGCCCTTAACAATTGGATTATTACCCTCGATTGCCCGATGCAATTTATTAAGGTCAAGACCTTCGCTACTTGAGGAAGGAAATATAGGAGCATAATCTGAAAAGTTATATTTTTCGGATTTCCCTGATCGAGTTGACGACTGGCTATCTGGGGAGGAATCTTCCTCCCTTGGCTCCCAATGGATCAGGGGGATGCCGCGTTTAATTCCCTCTACCTCCATGTGACCTTTGGCGTGACGAATTGGTATAACGGTCAATGGTTCGAGAATGAATCCATTTCCTCTTGGCACCTTTTTTGTTACGCCAGCCCTCCGTCCGCGTTTCGCCAAAACAAGATTGAACTCACCTTCGGTCGGAGTTGCGCGAAGGCTGATGATAAGACGAGCCCAATTAATTATTTCCGCTCCCCCCGCCATGTCATACATGACCTCATGCCATTCGCGCTCTCCTTTATTTTTCCCTGTTGCGGGCTTTGTCGTATGGTGGACAAGCATGTAGCCAAAGGTTGGTGGTTCATTTAAGGAGTTTAGTTGTTCGCGTAGAAAAAGCCCAACGTCTTTAGATTCTGTCACATCGCCATCGAGGAAGGCTTGCAGTGGGTTGATCCAAACGATGTCAGGTTTATGTTCTTCTATAAGTCTCTTTAGGGATGCGATAAAACGTACTCCGCGATTGGTCCGATCTGTGACGATGATAACGCGTCTATTTACTTCCTGCATCTGTTCATTGGTTAATTTCAGGACGTGCTTCATCGAGTAGGCAACTTCTGCCACGTCCCCATCGGTGTCCTCGGATTGTATCACCAAGGAGGTCAGCGGCCCATTTCCCTTAATTCCAAAGGGCCCCATGTTTAGGGCCAACTCTACGGCCATTTGAAGTGATCCAGATGACTTTCCCATGCCAGAAGAGCCAACGAAAATCCCGCCATCTCCACGGTTTAGGTATCGGTCTCCAAGAAGGATGGATTGGTCACCGTCTTTGCAAAGATTAAACTGAAAAAGGCCCCGGCCTTTGGGTTGTGGGCGTGATGTCGAGGTATTCTCTGTTATCCGTCCCGCGATATTTTGTATCTCTTCCAGCGATGTTCCGTTGTATGCGCGCTCTACTACTTCTGTAGCGCGCCTGATGATTTCTCGTTTACCTGAGTCCTGTATTATGCGAGCGATGAAGTGGCTGGCATGGGCCGTAGTTGGTATTTCGCTTGTTAGCGCAACAATGTTTTGCACGCCACCGACTGATTCTAGTGTGTTTCGGTCAATTAATTCCTGAAGCAGTGTCTCCGTTGATATTGGAGACGCTGATTTTTTAAGCCCAACGAGTGATTGAAAAACACAGCGATTTGCTGGAAGATAAAATGATTGAGGCGTTAGGCCATCATCAATACAGCGACTTAGCGTTATGCCATCATCAATCAAGCAACAGGCAATAACGTGCTTCTCTGCATCTTCAGAAAACGGCAACAGACGCTCAACTTGATTTTTATTATTTACCTTCCGTGTAATCGGGAGGGGGGAATCTCCGAAATCATCTTCGGATGGAATGAATGGGGTTATTCCGTTCACGTCGTGATGCGCGTGACGAATTGAGATAGTAAAATGGATAACATGTTAAGGGAGAAAAATGACGCTGCGCCATACGACGCAGCGTTCTGACTAAGGATTAGGTTTGATTAGCGCAATACAGAACACTCTCGGCGCTTATATTTGCCGTTTTTTTGGCGATTAATCCGGCAGGCAATAGTTGACGGAAGGGTGTTGTGCTTTGCAGCAATAGAAGACAGTGACCCCCATGGCTTTGGGTTTGGCAAAGACAGATATTCTTTTACCGCATCAGTAATGTGATCCATCAGGATATGACGGGAATGTACATTGAGATTTTTTCTGGAAAATTTCATCCGATGCGGTTTCGCAGGCACTGGCGTGGCTGTTGAAATATAGATGCCCTGGCTGCGCAGAGTGTCTAAATTTACGCGAAGATGATCTATGCTCATTTCTTTGCGCGCTGCTGGCGTTTATAGCAGGCGATGGCGGCTCGTCCTACTTTTCCCCAACGGTAGCGATATGGCATGGCCACATCTTTGAACGCGGTGAAAAGCTTTGGGTATCCGCTGGATTCGACGTAAGCTTCATAGGTTATTTGTGCTAGTGGTTTTGGTTTCATTTTAAAAGTTTGTTGACGATCCATTTTTTCCAATAAGGAAGTTTATCGAAAGAAATCTGTCGGTCACCAAGATGATGCCATTCGTTTAGGGACATCGTGATCCTTACGGAGCCGCAGTAGATTGCAATATCCTCGTTTACGCCAATGCTTAGTGTGTCCGGGAAATGGCTATTGCCAAATCGGTGTAAGACTCGTGGGAGTGTTTTGTGGTTCGTCATGTTTATTTTTTGTAAATATCAAGCGCCTTTTGCAGCATGAATTTAGTGATGAAATTTTGGTTTGCGAAAATTGTTTGTGCGTGCGGTTGATTGCGACCCGGCCATGTCGTAAATTTTTGGGCAATAGCCTCGCGTTCAAGCTGTTTAACTTCGCGTTTAATTTGTGCGACAGTTTGGTTGAATAGACGCCGCTCGCGTTTCTTTTCCAAATGGGCGATCCATTTTATAGTGGCGGTGTTTTTTGCTGTGTCAGCTATTGCGGGCATAAAATTAATGTCCGCACGCCAATTGCCTTATATGAATTACCCCTAAATCATATATTGCTTTTGGTCGTGCGGACAAAGTGGTTTAGTCAACAACGTTTCGGACCATTTCCGTGAACCAGTCCTTTTCGCGAACGATGCCAATGATGGCCTTGCTGCGTGGAGGAACAATCACTGGATTATGTTCCTGATGCGTGAATGACTGAGGTTGATCAGTATCATTGAAGATAGCGCGACCGCCATCTTCGAGTTCAAGCAGGTCAACGTCTCCAGAAGAATTCGCGTGATAATGCCCAGTATGTTCTCCTTCCGCAAGGACGCATCCGCGTTTGTCGGTTTTAGTTTTCTTTACGGCGGATCTAAACGAAGGGACGATTTTGATGAGAACATCGCCCTGTTGAATATGGTTTTTATTGGTTTTCATGGTTTTAGTTGGTTTACTGATGAAGCTTGTATGGTGTTGAATGCGGCGGCGATGTCGTTTGCTCGGGCGAGGGCGCGAGCAGCGGCGCGGGCATCGAGGGCAGCGCGGGCGAGGTCATCGGCGCGGGCGGCGCGAGCGCGAGCAGCGGCGCGGGCGGCGAGGTCGGCGCGGGCGCGGGCGTCATCGTGGGCGGCGCGGGCGCGAGCGGCGCGGGCGGCAAGGATTCTTTCGCAGGCGTCGTCAATGGCGTCGCGGCTCATATTGGTTTCGGTTTTCATTCTGGTGGTGGTGTCCTCTATTTTCTTATGCCGATGTCAATGGACGCAGAGTCGTCGCGGTCGGCGGCGCGGGCAGCGTCGGCGCGGGCTTTGTCCCAAGCGCGGGAGTGTTCGGCTCCGGCGCGGTCTCGGGCTGCGGAGAGGGCGGCGGTGAGGGAAGCGTCGCGGGCAGCTTCGACGGCGATGGCAAAATCAGAGTGAGCCTTTTCGAGGGCGTGAGCGTCGCGGGCAGCGTTGGCGCGGGCGTGGTTGATGGCGCGGTCGGTTTCGTTTTTCATGGTTTTAGTTGTTTGTGATGGCTTCCAGTTAAGTTAGTTGTGATGGCTTCCAGTTCTCGGTTTTGTTGATGAGTGATCCTGCTCGCCAATTGATTGCCTGCTGTACGGTGTTGCACACTCTCTCAACACCTTCAAGGTGGAAGCATCCAATACTTGGATTAATCATTTTTAGATAGCGTGTGTCCTGTGCTAGGCCGGGAAAGTCGATTTTAAGAAGCTCGTAGTCTCCTTGTGTATCAAGGACCTCATGAGGCAGATGATCGAGCATCATTTCAATTCCGATTTTACGGATCAGCTCGCGACGAATATCAACGTTTATTTCCTTAAGAACCTCGATTGGGTTCAACTTTTCGGCAGGCGTTCTCACCCAATGAGCAGGCAATCTTACGCCGTTCAAAGCATATAATTCGCTGCCATCTCTCCATCTGCAAAATGGCCCTGTTTCATTATGTGGCTGATTATTACTATTTACAGTAAGTATTTCTGGACGATCCGATATAATGCAGAAATCCTTGTGAACAAATCTCCATGCACTGTGTTCCGACAGCTTTTCAAATGCATCGAATTTTGTGTAATCTAATGGAAGCTTTGCAATGTACCGGAAAAAGGTAATATAGGCACTCCATCCCGACCACTGGTTCCCGCCATGGTAAAAGTTCCAAGCTCTTTGAGCGCAGCTAATGGCCATCATGTTTTTAGCAAGAGAAGCCCCGAATTTAATTACACTATTTAAGCCGGGAATGTGATACCACTGTAAATAGTCCGTGGGATTGTCCGTGGCCGCGATAGTGGCGGCGTGCGTTGCGGCTCTAATGGCATCGTGGGTGGCAGCGTACGTGGCATCGCGAGTCGCAACGTTTACGGCAATGGATGTGGCCTCGTCTGTGGCCTCTTTTATAGCCTCGTACGTGGCATCGCGAGTGGCATCGAAAGTGGCCGCGTTCGTGGCATTGTTCGTTGCCTTGTCCGTGGCGGCGCGAGTGGCCTCTAGAGTGGCATCGTTCGTGGC